CAAAAGAATAGTGTAAATTTTACACCTAGTTCTGCAAACACATTATTAGTTAGTATTGATGGTGTCGTTCAAGCTGGAAACTTTACTGTATCTGGTTCAACAATAGATTTTGGAGTTGCTATTGCTGGAACATCTACTTGCGATTTTATTTTACATTATGGAGTTGGATTAATTACAACAGTTAGTGATGGCACAGTTACTACAGCTAAACTTGGCGATAGTGCAGTTACTACTGCAAAATTAAATGATGCTTCAGTTTCACTTGCTAAACTAACAGCAACAGGAACTAAAGATGCTACAACCTTTTTAAGAGGAGATAATACTTTTGCAGAAGCTGGTGGTGGAGTAGATGGAATTGTATCAAGTGCAGACGCAACTGCTATTACGATTGACAGTTCAGAAAGAGTTGGAATTGGAACAACTTCTCCAAATGCAATGCTTGAAGTAGGTACTGATGTTTTAATTGATAGTAGTTCTGGTTTTTATGGAAACAGACTTACAATAGGCTCTCCAAATCCTAATAAAAACGATAATGGTGGTTATGGTTTTGGTTTTCACAATAGTGGTGCTTTCTTTTGGACTATGAGTGATACAAACAGTTATTGGAATACAACAAATCCAAATGGTTATCACTATATTAATTTGAGGTCTAAAGGTAGTCAATGTGGAAGTATTATTCTACAATCAAGTAGTACATCTTATAACACTTCGTCTGATTATAGATTGAAAGAAAATATAGTCGATATGTCAGACGCAACGACAAGATTAAAAAGTTTAAATCCAAAAAGATTTAATTTTATTGCTGAACCAAATAAAACAGTTGATGGTTTTTTAGCACATGAAGTTTCAAGTATTGTTCCAGAAGCAATTACTGGAGAGAAAGATGATGTTAATGAAGATGGTAGTATTAAACCACAAGGTATAGACCAATCTAAATTAGTGCCTTTACTGGTCAAAACAATTCAAGAATTAGAAGCTAGAATAACAGCATTGGAGAACGCATAATGGCAATAATAACTTTAAATAATAATTCTTTATCTAGTGTAACAGCATTACCTATTGCTCTAACTATCGTTAGAGAAGTTTGTAAGGAGGTGTCATGGCAATAATTACATTAAACAATAACTCAATTTCAAATATAACCTCCTTACCAACAGGTGTAGGTGGTAAGGTTTTGCAAGTTGTAGGTGCAAATATAAGTGGTGGTAATGTTGATATTGCTTCCACAACTTATACTGACACAGGAAATACAATAACTATAACTCCATCATCTTCAAGCAGTAAAATAATGATTTTTGCAAGAGGAAGTTACCTTTTACAAGGTAATGATGATAAAGTGGAAGGTGGAATAAAATTAGTTCGTAATATTGGTGGTGGAAGTTTTAGTAATTTAGTAAGTCCAGTGGCAGATACTAATGGGCCATATGAAACTAAATTAGAACTTACTGCTGGAGGAAGCGCTCAAGTAGGAGGATATTATAATTATTGTTTTTTAGATACTCCAAATACTACAAGTGCTTGTATTTATAAATTACAAGCAAGAGTTTATAACACCGCAAATTCTCAACAAATTAGATTTGGAAATACAGGTGGTGGTGGTGGAGCGCAATCTCAACAAATGATTGCACAGGAGGTAAGTGGATAATGATTATTAAAGCAATTAAAAAAATAAATCCAAATGCAGAAGTAGTTGTAAGAGGTAGTGATATTAATACTTGCGAAATAGAATGGCACAATGGAACAACACCAATCTCTAAAGCTGACATACAAGCACAATTTCCTATTGTAGAATTTGATATGGCTATGGAAGATTTAAGAGCCAAAAGAAATAAACTATTAGCAGATACAGATTACTTAGCGTTATCTGATAATACTATGAGTGCAGAAATGACAACCTATAGACAATCTTTAAGAGATATAACAAATGGTTTAACTACTGTTGCTGAAGTAGATGCTGTAGTGTGGCCTACTAAACCAGCTTCTTAATCCAGTTACCTTTATCATCTAAGATCATAGGCATTAGTCTTGGAATACCATCTATAATCATTCCACAACCTATTATAAATCTAGTTTTAAAGTTTTTAGCATAAGCAAATGCCATTGATTTTTGATTAATAAGACAACCAACATTCATACCAAAAAATATATTATCTGGATTAGCCCAATAAGAGATAAGAAACTTAGTATGATAGTGGCCCTGTACACAACTCATACCCATTGCTTGTGAAACTTTTAATACATCTGCTGATCTACCATGAGTAAAGAAACATCTTGAACCATTAGATAATGTTAAAGTTAAATCATCAATCCATTCCCATTTTTTAGTACCAAGAAAATCACCGTAATCTTTTAAAAATTCTTTTGACATACCAAACTTTAATGCACGTCTATAAACAAGACTAGAATGGTTACTATCTACTTCTACCATTTTAGGAAATATATCTTCTAGTTCTTTAATGTATTTTCTAGCTTCTTTTAATTCATGCCCTGCGCTAAATAAATCTGGATTATGTTCATGCATAGATATGGCATGGAAATCTAACAGATCACCTATATTAACAATCATGTCTGGTTTATATTCTTTTTTTATTTCTCTTAAAAATTCTATGCTATCCTTATGATGGTAAGGAACGTGCATATCACTAATCACTAATATTCGTTTGTTCATATAACTCCGCAGGAGAACCATCAATGTGTTCTTCTAATTGTTTAAGTTGTTCTTTGGGATCAATATATTTAACAGTTCCATTTTCAATGTGAACATTATTAATTATTTCAGTAGGTTCATTTTTACCGTAATTAATAATTACATCTTCTATGATTAACATAACTAAACTTATAGTTTAATTTTTAATATTTGCAACTTCTCATTGTTGAGGAAAGTTCGTTAGCACGTTCTGGAGTTTGTTTGGCCCAGACACTATCAAGCATCTCATCTGCGGCTGTATCCCAATCTTCTTTTTTTACAGCTTTTAAAGTGTTTTTAAATTTAGATACACCTGTCATGCCTAATTGAAATACCATCTCAATTATGACACATTTGGCTTTGTAGTTCATAGCTTGATTACCTAGTAATCTTTCAGCACCAACTACAGCATTAGTAAAATCTATTTCAAAATAATCGTTTAATAATTTTTGAGAGTATGTATGTCCTTCTACAAAAGGGTCATCTTCTTTGACTAAATGACCGTACCCAATTGTGGCAAAACCTAGACTATCTTTATAGATAATATTTCTAAAGCCTTCATGCTCTTTAATACGGTCTTTTAGTTCTTCGTACATTATGATGATTTTTTCTTAAATCCAGACTTCATGTTACTGTATGCTTTAGCAGTAATTGTACTCTTAGATTTTGGTCTAGATGTACCTGCTTTTTTTCTAGCATTGATGTTTGCGTATAAACCTTTTTTAGCCATTGTATCTCCTATTTTTTGTTTCTAAAGATTTGTGTACCTTTTATACCATATATTGAAGCAACGACAAGTATCCACAAATTTGTGAACCATGAAGGAAGCTGTGAGAACATATCAAAAAACAATTGAACCTTATCCATTGCTGTAGGATCATCTGATATCACGGCCCACGCAAGTACCAACACGGGCAAACTTAAAATTATTAAAACCGCCTCGTCCTTCCAGTCCGATTGACGGGCCTCTAACAATTTGCCTTCGTATTGTTTTTCACCTTTTGCCATAGCTTCTGCATGACGCATTTGAGCATCAGACATAAGCATTTTAGTTTGTTGTTTATTTTTGTAGATATGTGTACCAGCTTTGAGTGCTAATGATATTGCATTTAACCACATAAATTATCCCCAGAATTTAAAAAATTTTCCTGTTCCTAATATAATAGCAACTAATGAACCAATTGCAAATATAGCTTTAATGCCACCTTTACCCATATTTACTTGGGCTTTTAAATCTTCTATGTCTTTTGCGTTTTTTAATACTAATTCTTTTACTTCATCTAGTTTGAAAGCAATCATTTTGTGAGATGCAGATACAGGAGTTCTTTTTACTATTTTTTTTTTACGCATTTGTACCCTCTTTGCACCAAAATCTAACGTGTAATTTATGTTCATTAATCATAATAAAATCTGTCTTTCCTAAATATTCAACACTTGCTGAATAACCGTATATAGCACATTCTGCATAATTATTAAATAATTTTTGGTATTGAATTGGCTGTGTACATTCACCATTTATGCCAGAACACATCTGTAATATAAGTAAAAATTTAGTCATTGGCTAACCTATCCATATGATTATATATTCTACCTATCTGTTTATCTACAGACATTATTTCTTCAG